ACTTTAAAGCAGGCAAATGAGCGGGCAAGCGGTTTTAGTAAAACAGCCATACAAAAAAGAAAATTATACAGAGAATCAGATAGCGGAGATTGTAAAATCCGCTACTGATCCTATATACTTCATCGGCGAGTATATGTGGATTCAACACCCGACTAAAGGTCGTGTCAAGTTTGAACTCTACGACTATCAAATAGATTTAATCAACGCTTATCAAAATCACAAGTATAGTATCAACATGCTTGGGCGACAAATGGGCAAGTCAACCTGTGCCGCAGGTTACTTGTTATGGTTTGCTATGTTTGTTCCAGATTCGACAATTCTTATTGCCGCACACAAATATACAGGCAGTCAGGAGATCATGCAACGTGTACGTTTTATGTATGAAAGTCTGCCTGAATGGATTAAAGCAGGTGCAGTAAGTTATAACAAGGGTAGTATCGACTTTGACAACGGTAGTCGTATTGTCAGTGCCACAACAACAGAAAACACCGGTCGTGGTATGAGTATTACACTGGTATACTTAGACGAGTTTGCATTCGTGCCGCCACGTATCGCCAAAGAGTTTTGGACTTCGTTGAGTCCAACGCTGTCAACAGGTGGTAAGTGTATTATTACTTCGACACCCAACCAAGACAATGATCAGTTTGCACAGATTTGGAATGATGCTATTAAAAAGTTTGACGAGTTTGGCAATGAACGCGAAGTCGGCAAAAATGGATTTAAAAGCATCAAATACATTTGGAGTGATCATCCGGACAGAGATGAATCTTGGGCAGACCATGAACGCAGTAAAATTGGCAGTGAACGTTTCATGCGTGAACACGAATGTTTGTTTATTACAGCAGATGAAACATTGATCAGCGGTTTAGTTTTAACTAATTTACAAGGGGAAGATCCCTATGAACGAGTGGGTCAACTGAGAGTTTATACACCCATAGACAAAAATAAGATTTATGTAGCAGCCTGGGATCCTAGTTTAGGCACAGGCGGAGATGCCGCTGCCATTGAAATTTTTAGTCTGCCTGACTTAGTACAGGTGGCAGAATGGCAGCATAACAAAACAGACATCCGCGGACAGCTTAGAAACTTTGTTACTATCCTAGATTGGCTACGTGAAAAAGGTGCAAGCAATGACAACATATATTGGAGTGTAGAAAATAATACATTAGGTGAAGCCGCGCTAGTTGCTATACAAGAATATGGAGAAGAACGTATAGCTGGACACTTTATCAGTGAAACCGGTGCTAAACGTCGTGGATTTAATACTACAAATAAGAGTAAGTTAGCCGCTTGTACTAAACTCAAATATTATATTGAAAGTAATAAGATGCACCCCAAGAGCAAGAGTTTAGTGCAAGAGTTAAAAACATTTGTTGCCAAAGGTGCCAGCTTTGCAGCCAAAGAAGGCGAAACAGATGACTTGGTAATGGGTACAATACTAGCAGTTCGATTAATTGAATATGTTATGAAATATGATGAAGCAACATATAACACATTAGTTGAGCGAACAAGCGGTGATTATTTACAGCCCATGCCAATTGGAATAATTTAATTAAAATAGGTAAATAAGTATATGGCTATAAATTACAACGTTGTTGCTGATAGAATATTCGACCAACTCAAAGGCTTTGGTCACGACATTATTGTCTACGATAAAGATGGACGTCAAACTGCTAACAGCAATAAAGGACGTAATTTTTATAGCAAAGATCAAAAGTTTACAATAGTATTAGATGAAAAGCACAATCTTATTCAAATTAAATACGGCGAAACCACTGACAGAGAAAAATTAAAAAAATTAGAACAAACCATACGTCACGGTATTGCTAAGAAATTTATTATAAACGTAGACCTTATACCTTACACAGGTAAAGACATAGAATTAAAGGATGTAGAGAACATGGCAAAAGTCCAAGAAAGTTTAAGCCCGACAATAGGCTCAACTAAAACTAGTTACCAACAAACTGAAGGTGCTAAATTAATCATTAGACATAACACTGCTGTCAACGAAGAAATCCGTGGCAGTCGCAGTCGCAACATCAGTGCATTGTTTATTGAAAACGCACAGGGTGAACGATTCAAATATCCTCACAACCATTTAACTGGTGCTCGCATTATGACTCAGCACGTTGCTGAAGGCGGTACGCCCTACGATGAAATTGGACAAAAAATTATTGGACTAAGCGAAGAACGTAATCAACTTTCACAGGTATCTAAGTACATCAAAAGTCAAGGCCTGCAAGAACAAGCCGGCGATGTACAATTTGCAGTAGCTCAACGTTTAAGCGAAATTAAAGGCTTATTGGGTAGATATAACCCTGCTAAATTTATGGAAGATAAATCCGAGGCCGACGAAACAAATCTGGAAGCACTACAAGAAAAACTAACTAAAAACGTATTCGACGAAAGCATTGGCACACTATTACCAAAACTAAATGGCTATGTAAAACAATATCAACAACAAATGGAAGCAAAACAAGAATTTGAAACTCTAAAACAACAAGTAGAAGAATCAACATCAATACAAGTTAGTGCTATTCCAGATTTAGAATTTATGAGTATGATGGTCTACGAAAGCCCCACTGTCAATACTACACAATTAATCAATACAATTTTACCAGTGTTAGAAGACGACCAAGTTAAAACAAGTTTGTCTAAGATAGCTGAATATGTACGTGAAGGCAAATTAGATGCCATGGAAGTTGAAAACTTGACTCGTAGCATTATTGGTAAGAGTCAAGTCAAAGAATCCGAATATAAATTGATACACAAATTAAGCGCAGTGGATCAAGTATTTGAATCGGTTATGGCCAAGTTCGAACTCAAAGAAATTTTAAAATAATTTATTAATGAGCAATGGTTTTTTAAAATTCTATCATCCAGTTCTATTTCAAGAATTACCAGAATACTTTCCCACAGATTCGAAATTACTAAGTTATCCAGGAATTCTTGAAAAATATTCACTGGTAGATAGCTTCAATCGTAATATACAAGACTATTGGAAAACTAAAACTATTCGATATAATTTAAACGAAAACTATTTCAGAACTAGTCATAATTTTGAAACATTAAAAGACAATGAATTTATATTGGCCGCAGGATGCAGTATAACAATGGGTATTGGTATAGACGAAGAAAGTCGTTGGACAAATCAGTTAGAAAAAAAATTAAACATTCCCGTTGTAAACTTGGGTGTGGGTGGCAGTGATGTAAATACAGTAATTAGAAATGTATCCACTTATATTGCAAATTATAATAAGCCAAAAGCAATTATAATACAAATTCCTGAAATGACTCGTTTTAGTTACTTGGCATCAAAAGGCTTACTAGAATGTAGAACTTATTTTTTTGTAAATGATGTTATCAAAGATAGTGCAAGTAAAATAGAAAAACAAGGTGCAGATTATCATTTCAATCAAGAAGTAGCAATACTTCAATTGATAACACTACAGACAGTTATGTCAGCATTTCGTATTCCTGTGATATATTTTTCAATATATCCATTGGACTTGAAATTCTATGACAATGTAGATAATGATAGTCGTCTTGACTACGATCCATACATTGATGCTGACGGCGCTGGTGCTATTTCTCACTTATTTCCCAATGATGTTATATACTATTTTCATAAAAAAGCCAATGACACAGATTTCAAAAAATATCAAGGTATCTTAATGGAATATGGCAGGGATCACAGTCACCCTGGAGATTTACAAAATATGGTTTGGGCAAACAAATTAGAAAAAATTTTAGAATCTAAATTTAGAAATAAAGACTAAATAAATTCAACAGCAATTCATCCAAAAGGTAAAATTACTGTTGACATAGTAGACAATAGTCTGCTATACTACGTTCACTAGATGAGAGTATCTAGTGTTCCAGGCAACAAACTTTTTTTAAACCCTGGCATTTTATAAAGGAAAAACATTATGGCAACATCATTAGCAGAAATTCGTGCTCGTCTATTAGAGCAAGACAATCGTTTAAGCGGCAACAAAACACAAGGCAGCGGCGACAATGGAATCTTTCCGTTCTGGAATATTCCCGAAAACTCAACCACAGTACTGCGCTTTCTCCCAGATGGAGATGAAACAAATACTTTCCCATGGCGTGAACGCCAAATGATCCGTTTAGAATTCGCAGGAGTTCTAGGTGGCGACGAAAGCAAACGTGTAACTGTAACAGTTCCATGCATGGAAATGTGGAAAGAAACTTGCCCAATTCATGCAGAGATTCGTCCTTGGTTCAAAGATAAATCTTTGGAAGACTTGGGTCGCAAGTACTGGAAGAAAAAATCTTATATCTTTCAGGGCTTTGTAGTAGATACAAAACTACAAGAAGATACACAACCGGAAAATCCAATCCGTCGTTTGATCATCAATCCAAGTATCTTTAACATTGTTAAAGGCGCATTGATGGATCCTGAAATGGACAATCTGTTTACAGACTTTGAAAACGGCACAGACTTCCGTTTGACAAAGACAACTAAAGGTCAATACGCAGACTACAGCACAAGTAGTTTTGCTCGCAAAGAGCGTGGTCTAAATGAAGTTGAGCTTCAAGCCATTGCTGACAAAGGCTTGTTTAACTTAAATGACTTCATGCCTAAGAAGCCAACTAAAGAAGAAGTTGATGTCATTTATGACATGTTCAAAGCCAGTGTTGATGGTGAGTTGTATGATCCCAAGCGGTGGGGTCAATACTTCAAACCTGCAGGTGTAAACCTTGGAAACTTAGGCGTGGCCGCAGATGTTGATGCCGCAGAGTCTAGTTTCAAAGCACCAGCTCCAACAGCTCGTCCTGCTACTGTAGCGGCGCCGAAGCCCACAGTAGTTGATGATGAAGATGACGCACCTTTTGACGTCGCCGAAGAAACAGCCGCACCAGAAGGTAAAAAGAATGTCAATGACATTCTTGCGATGATTCGCAATCGTCAACAAAAGTAAAAACAAGGGCCACGGCCCTTGTTTAGTCAATGCTTAAAAAGCGTTTATTAACTAATAAAGATATGACATTACCAGACGAAAGATATCGAGCTGTAGCATCTGCCAGAGAATTGCTGATTGAAATAGCAAATTCCAGCGGCAGATGGAAACGTGTACCAAAAGAACTTCGTGTATATTGTATGCATGCCTTGCGTCATTATCCTACTCAGTATGACATGAAGTCAGCGGCAAGACAAGCACCTGATGTGTTCCAAGAACGAATGGAACCATTGACGAGAATGATTATGGTATACGACCAAGAACAAAAGGAAGAACAAAATGACAAAACCATTTGACGTAAGTAAATTTAGAAAAGAAATCACTAAGAGCATTGAAGGTCTTAGTATTGGATTTAATGATCCAACAGATTGGATTAGCACAGGTAACTATACATTAAACTATTTGATCAGCGGCGACTTTTTCAAAGGTGTGCCCATGGGTAAGGTCACTGTATTTGCCGGAGAGTCTGGTGCAGGAAAATCTTATATCTGCTCAGGAAATTTAATCCGCCATGCACAAGAACAGGGCATTTATGTTGTGCTCATTGACAGCGAAAACGCATTAGATGAAGCATGGCTTCATGCTCTTGGTGTAGACACAGGCGAAGACAAATTACTCAAACTTAATATGGCTATGATCGATGACGTAGCCATGACAATTACAAAGTTTGTCGCAGACTATAAAACCTTGTCAGAGGATGTACGTCCAAAAGTATTGTTTGTCATCGACTCATTGGGTATGTTGCTAACACCCACAGACGTTAATCAGTTCCAAGCAGGCGATATGAAAGGCGACATGGGCCGTAAGCCCAAAGCACTTACATCACTGGTTCGTAATTGTGTTAATATGTTTGGTAATCTAAACATTGGTATGGTATGTACCAATCACAGTTATGCAAGTCAAGACATGTTTGACCCTGATGATAAAATCAGTGGTGGACAAGGCTTCATTTATGCTAGCTCAATTGTTGTTGCCATGCGTAAGTTAAAATTAAAAGAAGATGAAGATGGCAACAAGACAGGTAGCCAAGTAATGGGTATTCGTGCTAGTTGTAAAGTTATGAAAACTCGTTATGCTAAACCTTTTGAAACAGTACATGTCAAGATTCCATATGCATCAGGCATGAGCCCTTACAGCGGCTTGTTTGATTTGTTGGAAGAACGTGGTAGTTTAAAGCGTGAAGGTAACAGTTATCTTTACACTACCAAAGAGGGCGAGATTCTCAAAGCCATGCGTAAAGGATGGAATACCGAAATGTTGGACAAAGCCATGGCAGATATTATGCTTAGAGATTTGACAGCAGGCGTAAATACAGCAGATACAAAACCATTGGAGGATATCGAAGATGTTACATGATGAACAAGTAAATTTGATCGTGGACGTTTGGTCCACTGTTAAAACATACATTGATAAGAAAGAGCGTTATGATGCCGCGTGTGCATTGTTGCGTAGTTTGGAAAATCACTATGAAATGGACAGTGTTGCAGAAGAACTTCTTGGCAATGACGCTACCTTAGACACAGTAATTAAAGATCTATACACTGCCGACGACATCGTTGATGACGATGACAACTACGAAGAAGATAATTACGATTCTGAATACGACGACGAATGAGTTCTTGGTATAGACGTGTAACCGGTAACTTGGCTGAGTTACCGGACTCGATAACTTATTTCGAATCTGAGTTATCTTCTGCTAGGATTGAAACCAGCATCAAAGGCAATTTAGAATCAAACTCTAGGCTCATGCCTGGAGTAGTAGAACATAGGTTCAATCAATTGCAGGAAATCGAAGCTATATTAGAATTTCTAAATATTCAACTTAAGAAAAAACGCAGTGAAATGTTTAAGAAATACACTGAAACTTATAACAGAGCATTAAGTGATAGAAGCGCCGACAAATATGTTGACGGCGATGACGAAGTCATCGAATGGCAAATTCTAGTAAATGAGTTCGCGATGATTCGCAATAAATACTTGGGGCTTATGAAGGCCCTTGATGCCAAACAATTCCAAATTAATAATATTGTTAAATTGAGAGTTGCAGGCATGGAAGATATAACAATGGGGTAAATAATGAAAGAATTATTGCAACAAATGGTTGAAATTATTCATCTTAGTCCTGCTAGACAAGCACAGATCTACTTTAAGGTAGAAGCAGATGTAGCTCGAGGAACATTGTCAGTTAATACAGCAACTGATTATTTTCTTGAAAACAGAAGCGGTCCAAGAGATGATAGTACAAAAATTGCAGAAGCGGCTTTCCACTTAGGACTAGCTACTGGCAGCTTGGAAGAATGGTTACGTGATGAACGCATCAACTATAATTTAGAAGAAACGTTCAAGGGCGGATACCCAAGAGTAAAGGTAACATTACTATGACAACTTTAGCACAACATAAACAATTTAGTCACACAACACGATCATATGACTTGACTCGTCCAGTAGACGAGAATTTAAAAGCAAAAATTAATCGAATAATTGATGCTAATAAAGATAATTTTCAATATATCTTTGTCATAGAGGACAAGGATCTAATTGAAAAGATTTATCAAATCAGCGATGTACCAGACGAATCTAGTATTGGTATTCCATACTTTGCAAGAAAGAACAGCCAATTACTTGCACCGCTGTTGCTATTGTTAGTACCTCATGGCGACGATCAATACAGTAGTTATATGGCAGGCAAGACATATGGCCACATTGGCCTTACAGCGATTAATGCAGGCTATCATACATCATTCTGTATCTGTTATGATCGCGACAAGGCCAAAGAAATTTTTGCAGATAAAATAGCCCCACAACATTGGTTGCCCTTGGGTGCTATTTTTATGAGTGTTGGTTATATCGCACCAGGGACTATACCTCAAAGAGATCTAAGACAAGATCTTGTCACAGCAAGCGTAGCAAAAGCCAACAGAGATTACATCACTGTATTAGGTTAATTCCTTTAAGTTGATGAAACCCCAGCGGAAGTAAATTCCCTGGGGTTTTTTAATTGACACAAATTGGTTTTGGTAGTATAATACATACATACAGACACAAAAGGAGCTTACTATGTTAGAAGACAGCAAAATTTGGGGTATTAAGCCTTTGCCTTTGCCAGAAGCAGTGGCCCGTATAGAAGCAGGTCGTAAAAACTACAATAGAAATACTGGTGAGCGTTTAGACTTTCGTGGCATTGTTGAAATGATGGAAGAGTGCCATTCTAATTGCGGCACAGATGAGGACGCCGCTTGTCTTAATGCACTGTCAAAAGACTACCAAAAAGCATTGAAGCAGTTCCAAAAAGACTACTTTGCAAGTTTGGCAAAAACAGCAGATCCTAAATTGGTCAAGGCCGTTTTAGAAGACCCGTATGCGTTTGAAGAATAATTGACACAAATTGGTTGTCGTGCTATAATACATTTTTAGTTAACAAAACAGGAGTTTGTAAATGGCTAATGTAACTATTTTTGCTGGCGAGTATCGTGGCACTAAAGTTCGGAATAAAACATTCCGTTTGATATCGGATGTTAAATCCGGCGCTAAAGGTATGTATGTGACAGTACAAGATAATGGTACTCTTGGCTACAAAGACAAGAGCGTTCGTATTAAAATTAAAAGCATGGAGGATATCACAGTGAGTGGTCAAACTATTGCTGACATGTCAGATAGTCAGCGCAAAAAAGCAAACAAAGACGACAATGTCTTTTCTTTGGTAACTACTAAAGAGCCAGAAGTGTACACAGAAACAGATGAGCAGGCCATTGAGCGCATCCGTGAACGCTTTGACATTCTAGAAGAAATGACAGAAGGTACTACAACAGGTGCAGTTCGTGCTATGATTGTCAGTGGCCCTCCAGGCGTAGGTAAATCTTTTGGTGTTGAGAAGAAACTAGAAGAAGCTAGTTTGTTTGACAAGATGGCCAGTCGTAAAAATCGTTTTGAAGTTGTTAAAGGTGCAATGTCTGCTCTAGGACTGTATGCTAAACTTTACAAGTTCTCAGACGAAGGCAATGTACTAGTGTTTGATGACTGTGACAGTATCTTGCTGGACGACTTGTCGTTGAACATTTTGAAAGCGGCTTTGGACAGCTCTAAGAAGCGTACAATTTCTTGGAACACAGACAGTCGCATGTTGCATAGTGAAGGTATTCCAGATCGCTTTGACTTTAAAGGTAGTGTGATTTTTATCACTAACATTAAGTTTGAGCACGTTCGCTCCAAGAAGTTAAAAGACCATTTGGATGCATTGGAAAGCCGTTGCCACTATTTGGACCTGACAATGGACACTCAACGTGACAAGTTCCTGCGTATTAAACAAATTGTGCGTGATGGCATGTTGGACAGTTATGATTTCGAAGATGGCGCCGCACAAGAGATTGTAGACTTTATGTGGGAACAGAAGAATCGTTTGCGTGAACTGAGCTTGCGTACAGTTTTAAAGATTGCAGATCTGCGTAAGATGTCAGAACATAATTGGAAGCGTCTTGCAGAGACAACAATTTTGAAACGTGCAGAAGTGTGCTAAACTAAACAATGCCTAGCTAATTGATGTTAACTATGCATTATGTTATACTAAGTATTTAAATATTAAAAGGAATTCAAATGAAATTTAAACCCACTCTTATTGCATTGGCAATAGCATCAATTGCAACTGCATCTTATGCACAGATAGCCAACGGCGAAGATAGTGCAAAAACTCGTTACTTAACTCCAACAGGAATTACATCTGCGTGGTCTCGTAATATCACTGGTAAAGGCTCTGTAATTGCTATCATTGACAACGGGTTTGAACTTAGTCATGCAGATCTTAAAGGCAATGTTTTAGAAAGTAAAAACTTTTATGCACTTAATGCACCTGTTACTTGGGGACTACATGGAACCCAAATGGCAAGTATTGCCGCTGGCAAGTCTAATAATGTTGGTACAGTAGGTGCCGCTCCAGATGCCAAATTGTTATTGGCACAAGTTGGTCCAGGTGGCTTGTCCCCATCAGTGAGCACAAGTCTTGCATATACTGCCATGGCTTGGGCAGAGTCCAAAGGTGCAGATGTAATTAATTTGAGTTTGGGTTCAACTTATGATTCAAACTTTAAAGCAGGCACTACAATGATTGCCCCGGGCATTTATAAAGCCAATCCATTGTACACTAATTATAATTCAAAAACTGGTGAAATTACTTCTTTGGCTAGTTTGTATGGTTCATCTTATTCTACTCTTTTGCCCTTTGCAACATCAACTAAAAAAGCAGTTATTGTTGCCAGTGCAGGTAACTCTGCAACAGGTTACGCACAATTTCCAAGCGCCTTTGCCACACAAACAGATGCCAATGGTAACTTGCTCATGGGTGGTCGTGTGTTAATTGTCGGCAATGTTGCCGCAGATGGCAAAGGCGGCTGGATTATGAATGAGACTAGCAATCTAGCAGGTAGCCTTTGCACAACTATTGTTAACAATGTTTGCCAAGACAAATATTATGTAAAAGATTTTTATGTAGTGGCTCCGGGCAGTGCTATTTTAGGCGCAGTTCCAGATCAAGCTCGAAGTGCCAGCGGTATTGCTCAAGGTGTTACAAATGGAGCAGGTAGTGTGAGTGGCACTAGTCCAGCGGCAGCTTTGGTAAGTGGTGGCGTCGCTTTGCTTAAACAATCATGGCCGCAACTCAGTGCCGCACAGATTGTTCACTTAGTTAAAACCACTGCAACTGATATGACATACAATCCAGTTACTAAAAAGAATGATTTGATTGGAGTTGATCATGTTTATGGTTGGGGCATGGTTAATTTTGATCAAGCTACTCAACCACAAGGTTTGTTAAAGATTGCTAGTTTTAAAGGATATACTACTGGTATTCCATTGACAGCTTCAGGTGTTACTTCAAGTGGTAGTGCTAGCATTAGTTCTAGTAGTGTGCTAAAAAATGTCCAAGGCTTGGATAGTTATAATCGCAACTATACACTGGACATGACTCGTGCAGTTATTGCTAATCCAGTGGCCGCATATCGTAGTTCTAGTTCTTACTTGGCAATGAGTACTGTGGGTTACAATGAAATGTCTACACCAGTGACTGAAAACTACAGCGTTAAGATGATGCAAAGCCAAACTGGTATTGCCAGTGAAGTTTCTTACAATGAACAAGGTGCCAGTTATAGTGTGCAGTTTGGTAGCATGACAGAGAAGTCGGGCTTCCTTGGTAACTATGGCAGTGGTGCAATGGCATTTGGTGACAGCAGTACAAGTTATTTGCAACTAGGTACAGAACACAAGTTTGGTAGTGTAGCAGTATTTGGTAGTTATGGCTTTGGTACTACTCGTGCAGGAAGTGTGCAAGACAGTATGATCCAACTCGCTAATCATATTAGTAGCAATACATGGAAACTTGGTGTTGCTAAAAATAATGTATTCCAAAACAAAGACGCTGTGAGCCTAAGTATTGTTAGTCCAGTAAGTGTGCGTAATGGTAGTGCTACTGTAACCGGTGTGACTGGCTATGAGTTCACAGACAACGGTGATGGTGCAGATGCCAGAGCTATTGTTAACACAGAAACAATTAGTCTGCGAGCACAAGTTAAGCCCATGGACTTGGTATTGGGTTATACAGTAATTGGCAAAGGCTATGACCGTGTAAACGTAAATGTAGCACGTCAGTTTAACCTAGGTGGTGTTGCTGGCAATACAGTTAACAGCATTGGAGTAATGGCTGTAAAATCTTTTTAATAAAGAATTTTGGTAAGATTGATGTAGACACCGGGTAAAAAGAGTGTTATAATAGTTCAACAGTTAGAGAGCATTTCGCTGAGTAACTGTATTTTAAATAACCTACTAGGTTAGAGAAAAAGGAAAATTAAAATGGCAACATTTAAAAAACGTGCGACTGCACACAACTCACTTGGCAAGTTCTTGGCCAGGTTCCATAACTCATTTGACATCGAAGAAGCATTCATAGACTGTAAGGAGATGAGTAAAAACTTCAAACATGGTCTTATCCCAATGGCAGAATTAGCAAATGCTGTTGATGCGATTTCAGGACCATGGCAAGGTCGAGTCAATCAATATAGCTCGCAGACCTTAGCTGGAAAAACACTAACACTTTTTAATATTGTACCTCATTTTGAGATGGTACCTGTACACAAAATTTTTAGTCATCCTAGTTTCAATCGAGACACTAGTCCTAATCATTGTCTTAAACTAGAAGCAGATTGGTTCGATCAATTTGCTATGACTGGACTTGGACTTAAGATGCCAGACAAATACGGTGGCGATGTTTACAACGCAGACTCTACACATACAGGCGTCAACCGTATTCGTAAAGGTGATGCCGAGTTGCCTTTCTGGGTAGCAGACGTTCCTGATCAAGGTAGCTTCGATGCTACACATGAGCTGGCATTGTACATTGCCGGTTTGTTGTTCTTGGCAATCAATGTTCGCAACAAACGAAATGTTGATATTTTCGACCAGCACTTTATCAAAGTGGCTTGCGGCATCTACCCAGCACCACAAATTCAAGCTGTGGTTGATAGTGTTACTGGTGTAATGATTCGTCGTGCCGGTAACAAAATTTCCGGAGCAATTCATAATCTGAACGAAACATACATGACATTTGCTCTAGACAATACTGGCGTATACTTAGAGCGTAGTCTTAAATGGCTGAGCCGTAACTTTCCTCATCAAAGCATCGATGGCTGTTTAATGACTAGCTTTGCTATTTTGTTAAAGGAAAATGAAAACGTAGGTATTACTTTGACAGTTCAACAAGAAGACGCTTTGGCTGCTGAACTGAACAATCGTTATACAACTGCTAACAAAGCACAGTTGGCTATCAAAGATGCTTGCCCAATGTGGAATAATCCTCAGTATGCTAAACTAGATAGTAACTATGTAGTTGGCAATGGTCTAAAACATATTTGTTTCGGATTGAAACTTCCCAGTGTACGTGATCAATTGCGTAGCTGGAAGCCAGGATTTTAATATGTCCTGGTACTATACTTTTAATCCTCCGTCGGAGATTGGCGGAGAGACAAATACCAAACCTGGTATTACAGATGATGCTTTTCCCATCGGACGTTTGGGCAAATATCAATTGCCCTTTGGTCCTTGTTGGGAAGCTCACTTCACGTGGTTGTGTAGTCATCCTGATCCTACTGTTATCAAATGGATTGAGCAAAGTGTGCTGGGACATTTCAGACATCACGCATATGGAGTTGGCGCTGGAATGACCGAATGGATTGTGCAAACTCGATGGCAAGATATTAGAGATTATGTTTTGCTTATTTGTAAAGATCTTAACATTGAAATTGTGGATCATGGACCGGGCCCATGGAATCCTGTTCGTATGGAAAACGAATTAAAATAATGTTAACAGCAATACAATACGATACTATCAAATCAATATTCGATTCTATGAGTATTGATTGGGTAGAGCCATATATAACTACAGAAGGCGCCATTAATCGAAAGGAAGTTGGTAATCACACAGGGCTATATTTCATTTATCCTGAAGTCAACTTCTATTTTGGTAAAGCGGCAACTAACACAGTTATCAATAGGCATCAAACTCATCGTCCCAAATTAGATGTTAACTTAAAAGAACTTTATAGTACCCCAGTTGAAAAGGCAGAGCCTAAATGGCAATTCCCTGAAGGTTGGAAAGAAGGAGTTTGTAAGCATATCATCGAAGGTGTTGATAAGATTCCTAGTCATTATGTTAAGGTTGGAAGGAAACGAGTAATACCAGGTGTACTCGACTTTCCAGTTAAGCATAAAGTTGACGTAGATACATTAACAGTAGTAGTGTGGAATTTAAGTCATTTAACATCTACTCAAATTGGCGATATCGAACAAGCAGTTATTCCTGCATTGTGGCCATACTGTAATACAGAAACGCATCAAAGACGTAAAAAATATAAAGGTGATTCATGCTATGAAAATAAATTTTGATATTGTGCCTAGAATAAAAATTCATCTAAAAGATTTAGATGATTATACTAAAATTTTACATATCTTCGACCATAAAGGTATCGAGAGATATGTATATACTATCTGGTATAAGGATGAGGTTGCCAAGCATGGCATAAAATATAAAAAAGGACATCCGAATGGAGAACGAGTGTATACTCAGGCCGGCTATATTCCGGGCTGGAATAAACCTTTGTTGAAACGAAGCAAAAAAACAGGTATAGCCGTTAAAGCAATGATTGAAAAATTAAATCCAACATCTTTTCATAAAGACGATGTTGTACTTGAAATTTTTGATTTTACAAATTACCCTTTTGAGTGGCCCGACAGCGATGTATTAATATATGCCGCCATGCAAAATGCCGAAGAACAGCTAAAACTTGAGTATTATCAGACTCACGGAAGATATCCTGTTGGAAATCTTAAGCAAGAAGGATTCAGAGCTGGCTCTCCAGGAAAAGATCTTTGGGATAAATTGTTTGATTAATAATTTATTTAATATAAATGAACAAATTAGCAATCTTAAAGGTTGCTTTTTTGTGACTAAATGTGTTATACTATGTCTATGACATCTTGTACAATACATATTAAAGACGAAGTTAACATTAAGATATCTGACCTAGTAACTACTACTAGGCGTAAACTAGAAAAAGAATTCAAATACTTCCAGCCCTGGGCCTATCATAGTCCAGCATATAAGCTAGGACGCTGGGATGGTTGTGTTAGTTATTTTAGTTTAGGTGGTAGCACTTACTTTAACTTATTAGATAGAATACTGCCTATTCTAGTAGATGAAGGTTATAACATTGAGATTGATGACCAAAGAACTAATCATAACTTTCAATTCCTCGAAGTAACTGAAACAACGCATGAGCAAACTATTTGGCCCAAAGGTCACGTCAATGAAGGACAGCCAGTACTGCTACGTGATTATCAAGTTGATGCCATTAACAAGTTTCTAAATAATTTACAATGTGTACAAGAGATTAGCACAGGTGCAGGTAAAACTATTACAACTGCTACATTGTCCAAAAGTGTGCAGGACTATGGTAGAAGTTTAGTTATTGTTCCCAACAAAGATCTAGTCAAGCAGACATTAGAAGACTATGAACTACTAGGTCTTGATGTTGGTGTTTACTTTGGCGACAAAAAAGAACTGGGCAAGACACATACTATCTGTACTTGGCAAAGTCTTAATAGTTTACAAAAGCGTTTTAAGGACGGAGAAAGTCCTTTAAGTTTGGAAGAGTTTGGTCAAGACTTGGTAGCAATTATTGTTGATGAAGTTCACCAAGCCAAAGCAGATGTGCTCAAAGCATTGCTCAGTGGAGCATTTGCCAATGTTCCTATTCGTTGGGGATTAACAGGAACTATTCCTAAAGAGGACTTTGAGCGAGTTGGATTGATAGCAACTTTGGGTCCTGTGGTAAATAAGATCGCTGCCAGAGATCTTCAGGATCAGGGTGTGCTGGCCAACTGTACAGTCAACGTTATTCAGTTACAAGAGACAGCACAGTATCAGACATATCAAGAAGAACTGACATTCTTAACAACAAATACTCGTCGCATTGATTTCATTGCAGAGTTTGTTCGTGGATTGTCTTTGTCAGGAAACACGTTAGTATTAGTAGATAGAATTAAAGCAGGTGAATTACTCTGTGAAAGAATTCCAGATAGTGTATTCGTCAGCGGCGCAATGAAAACAGGCGATAGAAAAGAACACTATGATGAAATTAAAGAGAGTGATGGCAAGGTTATTGTGGCGACTTATGGTGTGGCCGCTGTGGGTATTAATATTCCTCGTATTTTTAATCTGGTTCTTTTGGAACCCGGAAAGAGCTTTGTTAGAGTTATCCAAAGCATTGGACGAGGTATTAGACGTGCTCAAGACAAGGACCATGTAGAAATTTGGGACTTGACGTCAAGTGCAAAGTTTAGTAAGAAGCATCTTACTACAAGAAAGAAATACTATGAGGAAGCTGGCTATCCTTATAAAATCGAGAAAGTGAAATACCTATGAACATATTAACTTCAGATAATGAAGCCTTTGAGTTGAACTCATTGCCAGAAGAAGTGGAAGATCTGCGTTATGGAGTTCTCGATTGGAATGATCCTAAAAACGTTGATTACCATTTTGTGCCATTGATCTTCATGGAAACATTTCATGCACCTGCGGCTGTATTAAAAATCGGAGAGTATGTTATACAAGTTCCCTTGGATTGGTATATTGTCATAGGCGAAAAAGATCATGGAGATCCTGAGATTGTTCCTATTATGAATATCAATGATCGAGGTTTCAGTGCATTCACATTTAACCCTATTAGTAGTTTTAGGTTGGACTTTCAGCCACTGGAAATCATCAATGTATTTCAAGATATTCGTTGGTATACTCCTAAACTAAAACATGGACATATTCTAGCAGTACCACTTGAAAGCGGAGACAAACCCTTGTGTGCTTATTTTGTCAAAGAAACAACCAAGCTGCCGGAAGTATTGTCCATAGACAAGATGTATTAAAAAGCGTATAATACAATATGGCAACAAAAGCTCCGATGTTAGATATGTTTAAGCGAGTGCTTCCAGCTTTGGATACTCGTAATAAGAAACTCTACGAAAATTTCAGTGAAGAAGAAATGAAAGGGTTTAGTCCTTGGCTTGTTCAAAGATATTTGAGCAGTGCTGAAAGTGCCAACAATGCTGTCATTGAACATTACTTGATTATGACCAATGACATTGTCAATGTTAACTTCAGCGAAGTCAAGGATCCAGAGATGACTTGGAAGTTAATGAGCATGGTGGGTATTGGCAAAACTCTCAAACATCCATACATTGCTCCTGGCGGTGGTAAGAGAAAAAAGAAAAATGCTTTTAGATCTTGGCTCAGTGAACAGAATCCTCACTTAGATGATCAAGAGTTGGATATTTGGATCGGCAACTTAGATAAAAAATCCGCAAAGGATATGTTAGAACAATATCACGTTAAAGATAAAGATGTTATATCTAGTGCCAATGACTTATAAATGTATATATTGTAATAAAGATTTTGTCCGTGAAACTACACTTATGTCTCACTTGTGTGAGAAGAAGCGTAGAATGATGGATAAAGATCAAAAGCAAAATCGCATCGCTTATCAAAGTTGGTTAATATATCGTAAAATGATTATTGCCAATGTTAAACACAATAAACCCTATGAAGATTTTATCAACGATAGATACTATTTAGACTTTATGAAGGTATCCAAGCATATCATTGATTTGAACTTGGACAAGCCAGAAGAATTTGTTAGATTTGTTTTAAAGAATGCTGTTAAAATAGATGACTGGTGCAAAGCAGTGGTCTACGAAACTTATGTCAAAGATAGAACTAAAAAAGAAACAGTAGAGCGAGCTATTGAGCGAAGTTTGTTAAATATGAAAGCCTGGGCAGAAAAGACTGGCAATAATTGGGGCGAATACTTTGTTAAAGTTAGCACAGTAGACGCAGTACAGGATATTAGAATGGGTCGTATAAGTCCGTGGTGTACCTTTGCTACAGATCAAGGTAGCAGATTAATTGATAGGTTTGAACCCGGACAGGTTCAAGCATTGATAGATTACATTGAGCCTTTATCATGGAAGGCCAAAGTAAAACGTCAGCAAAGTGATGCTGATTGGGTACAGGAAGTTTTTAACAAGGCAGAAATACAATGAATCAATATAAACAACAAGCAGTTCCAGCATTGCTAAAAAGTCGTCAAGTACAAGAAGCCCGAGTACGATTAATCAATGACATGGTTGAAATAGATATGAATGGCAAAAAAGTAATTGTACCCACAGCCGAATCATATCAACGTTTGCTGAAGAAAGTTGCAATTTTAGAACAAAAGTTATATGCCACAGATAACAAAGCAAATAGATCAGCTAGGATGAAAAATGAGTGAAAAAGATAATAGTTTAGAATACGTTTACAACGAAGTGTTAATGGTCATGGAACGTTTATTAAAAGAAGATCAAAATCCATTGGCTATTGCCGCAGTATTAGCAAGTCAGGCCATGGGATTATATAAAACAGTTTTAAGTGACAAAGACTATGATTCTATGATTGATAGCTTAATAGATAAAAAAGACAGCGTTCAACCCTATGAAGCTAGGAGTTTACATTGAGTTTTGACGTTGACATTGACTTTGCTGATAGAGAACAAATTCTTAAATTAGTAGCACATCGTGCCGCCATGCAAAAAGACAGCAGTAAAGAGCGTAAGCATAACACTGGTGTTTACTTTCATCATGTTCCTGTTAATCCATTTACAGGACTATGTACATTAGATTATAAACAAGCAGAATCCGCAGGCTGGTTTAAGATTGATTTACTTAATGTCGGAATCTATAACAACTTCACCAGTAATGAACAAATAGATGATTTATTGACCAAAGAACCTATGTGGGAATTATTAGAACATCGAGAAGTTATACAACAACTATTTCATATTCATAATCACAGTGACACAGTTATTAGAATGAAGCCAAGAAGTATTGATCAACTTGCCATGGTATTGGCAGTTATTCGTCCTGGTAAGAAACATTTAATAGGACGTAGTTGGGCGGAGATAGAAAAAGAAGTATGGACTAAAACAGAAGATGTTTATAGTTTTAAGAAGTCGCATAGTTTTGGCTATGCCGCTGCCATTGTATTACAGCTTAATCAATTAGCTTACGGTATTAACAGTGGCAAGACCTAATAGGCTAAGAGTTTTAATATAAAACCATCCTATATCAAATTCAAACCAACGTTTGCTTAACTTTGCACTAGCCGGAGTCATATGGTGATTGTTGTGCAATTCTTCACCGCCAATCCATATAGCCCACGGTATTAAATTAGTGCTACGGTCTTTTGTGCTGCCATTTCTATATCCCCACCAGTGACCTAGGCCATTGATAACTCCTGCCGCCCAGAATGGTATCCACAACATCTGTACTGCCCATATCACAAGTCCCATCCAACCGAATAACAACAAATTAATGGCCAGCATTACAATTACGCCTGAGTAGTTATAAGGAGTGTACAGTTTTCGTTCAATCCAGTCATCGGGTGTGCCTCTGCCAAAGCTCACTATCATTTTTGCATTTTTTCCCGACAAATAATAATAATAAACACCTCTGAATAATATGTTTAAAATTCCATGTACATGTGGACTATGCGGATCGCCTTCTTTATCAGTTGTACTATGATGTTTTCTATGTATTGCCACCCATTGTCTAGTAATCATGCCAGTGGTTAACCATAGCCACAATCTAAAAAAGTGACTGACAATGGGATGAAATGTAACTGATTTATGTGCCTGACTTCTGTGTAAAAAGCAAGTTACAGCAACAATGGTGATGTGAGTTAACACAAGGATGTATATTATTTCTAGCATAATATACTTATCTTAAAGTTTTTGAACTAGTTGTATTTGACGGCGTTTGATACGTTTAGTGATAATGTTTTGTAGACTAACTGCTTCACCATGCACTATTTCAAAGTCTTTTACGTTATAAGTTCGAAGACAGTAGCTAAACTTTTTGAACTTTGGCCCTATAACTAAGTTAATTGGCAGTTGTCTATTGCTACCCCACCACCATTCTTCGCCGCATTCTAGAAATTCTGCTTTATCTTCTTTACAATTTAAAACATTTAAGACATATATGCTGGCCAGAGTTTGGGTATAATTTTGTATAATACCTATGATTTCTTCTTCCCCTGCCCTACATAGACATAAAAAAGGGAATTTTTCTAATATTTCATTATGATCTGCCATTGCAATATTTAGTAGTCAATTCAATTCAATTAAATTAAATAAATATAACTATGAGCGATACATTCACATTACTAAGCTATCCACAACGTACTATATTGATATATGCAGAAGG